AAATGATGGCATTGATTGCTCAGAAATATTCTAAGCATGATATCCTGATCTGGGGCGATCCGGCGGGGAATAAACGGGATGAGATTTACGAGGTTACAGCCTTTGACCATCTCAGATCACTTGGTTTTAAAGCACAACCAACAGAAAGCAATGCGTTTCAAGTCAGACGAGAGGCTGGAGCAAGTCCTATGGGGCGGCTGATAAATGGCAAACCTGGGTTGATGGTGGATAAGAAATGCTTGCGGCTGCGCAAATCTTTGAGCGGTGGATACTTTTTCAAGCGTCAAAGCATGGGCGCTGGGCAAGATCGATTTAAAGATACGCCGGTGAAAAATGATCATTCACATTGCGGGGATGCGTTTGGATACCTTATGCTGGGTGGCGGTGAACAAAGACGACTGCGCCGAGGAACATATGGGAATGGCTTCTCAGCACAAAGCTACTCCGCTGAAACGGAGTTTAATGTATTCTAATGGGCCTGATACAATTACCAACATTCAAAATGCGGACGGATGAACAAATTGTTCCGCTGACACTCAATCATCTCTATAGTATTAAACTCGGACCACACGAACAAGAATACGCCAAGCATATTCCAGATTATTTGGATTATGTTTGGGATCACTCTGAACTTGGATGGTCTTGGACCGGGATTGGACGTGGTCGCGTTGTTTGCTGTTTTGGAGTAAGAGATTTTTGGCCAGGCGTAGTCGAAGCCTGGTTTCTCCCAGGAGAAGGCATGAATGATCATGTTAGATCGATTTTAATAGGCGCAAGAGCAATATTAAACAATGTGATGTCTGATAACGATATCAGACGTATGCAAATCTGTGTAAAAGTAGACAATCAACCCGCATTAAGGTTTGCTAAAGCACTACAGTTTGAGGTAGAGTGCAAGCTAAGAAAGTACGGTCCAGAGGGGGCCGACTATTATTCTATGGCGAGGTTTGACTAATGGGCGGACTGTTTGGCGGAAAAAAGAAATCGAAACCGGCTCCGGTAGTCGAGAAAGAAGTGGCGGCTGAAAAAGCACAAGAACGTCAGGAAGAGCGTGTAATAGCGCAAGAAAAGACGGAATCACAAGCAGCACAACAGCGGCGGCGGATCCGTAGATCTGGCGGAATGCGATTGTTGTTCTCTCCATTGCGACAAGAAGGGCCGGGTGGCCAGATGAAAACCAAACTAGGCGGTGATTAAGATGGTTACTCGCCCCAGGTCTTACACAGATGCCATTACAAGAAAACCAGCAAAAGATCTAAAAACGCTTGGTTCTAACATTTTGTCAGACATTCAAATGGGGCTGGGCTTCAAAGAAAAAACATCTGACTATCAAGCAAGAACTCGCCGCACTAGAGATCGTATGGCTGCTGAAAGAGAAAGAAAAAAAGCCAGTGGTGGAGGCGATAGAAAGCCAGCAAAAAAAGCTGCTCCGCAAAAAACACCGGAGCAAATAGCCAAAGAAAAAGAACGGGCAGAAGGTCAAGAGCGCCGTAAGAAATTTGAACAAAAGCGCGGTAAATTTGTTGCGAAACGCCGTGCGCTGTTGAGGAATATTATGAATGACTAAAATCAAGAATGATGAAAGAGTTTATCGCAAGGTAATGGCTGTTGAAGAGCCTAAGCCAGAACCTCAAAAGAAATCAGCGCCTAAAAAGAAAGCAAAATCTGGTGGTAAAAAAAGCGCATCAAAATCCTAAAGGTGGACTGAACGCTGCCGGACGTGCTTACTTTAAGCGCAAAGAGGGATCTAATCTAAAGCCTCCCGTCAAATCCGGCGATAATCCCCGCAGAGCGTCCTTCCTTTCTCGCATGGCGGGGAACTCCGGGCCGGAGCGTGATAGCAAAGGTCGTCCTACTCGCCTACTGTTGTCCCTCCGCGCCTGGGGTGCTTCCTCCAAAGCAGATGCTAGAAAGAAAGCGGCGGCGATAAGTAAAAGGAATGAAGCAAATGCCTAAACTATCGATCAGAGAAGTCATGGCTCGAGAGGCTAAGGCACAGGCTCGAAAGGATGAATGGCGCACAATCTATGAAGATTGTTATGAATTTGCCCTGCCCCAGCGCAATCTTTACAATGGATATTATGAAGGCAAAACCCCCGGCAAGGGGAAGATGCAAAGAGTTTTTGATAGCACTGCAATGGCTTCCACTAAGAGATTTGCCAATCGTTTGCAATCTGGGTTGTTTCCCCCCAATCGCAAATGGTGTCGTCTCGAACCCGGTTCTGCTGTTCCTCCACGGGATCGGGAACGAGCGCAACAGATCTTGGATGCTTATGTTGATATAATGTTTGACCAATTGCGCCAGACCAGCTTTGATCTAGCGATGGGTGAGTTTCTCTTAGATCTTTGTGTTGGCACAGCTGTAATGATGGTAATGCCCGGTGATGAAGTTACGCCTGTTAGATTTTTGGCTGTGCCTCAGTATTTGGTTGCCATTGAAGAGGGCGCATATGGCATTGTCGATAATGTTTATCGAAAGCTGCGCATCAAAGCAGAGTCAATTACCAGAGAGTTTTCAGACGTTCAGTTGACGCCAGAGTTAGAGGATGCAATTGATCGACGCGGATCTGAAGAGTTAGATCTCTTTGATGCAATTATCTTCGATCAGGAAACTGGCCGGTATCATTATCACGTTGTTTGGCCAGCCAAGTCACAAGAAATTGTTTATCGTGAAATGCCATCCAGCCCATTTATTGTTGCCCGGTTCAGCAAAACCGCTGGTGAAATTTATGGTCGTGGTCCTTTGGTTGATGCGATCGCTGATATTAAAACGCTTAACAAAACGCTCGAGCTTGTTTTGAAGAATGCAAGTCTTGCAATATCCGGCGTATATCTTGCGGCAGATGATGGTGTTCTTAATCCACAGAACATTAAAATACAGCCCGGATCAATCATCCCCGTAGCAAGAAATGGTGGGCCACAAGGCGCATCTTTGGCCCCATTGCCCAAAGCCGGAGATTTTAACACAAGTCAAATCATTATTCAGGATCTAAGAGTAAACATCAAAAAGATCCTAATGGATGATACATTGCCGCCGGACACAATGTCGGCTCGATCTGCAACGGAAATAGCGCAACGCCAACGTGAACTGGCAACAAACCTTGGATCTGCTTTCGGTCGTTTGATGACTGAAATTATGAACCCACTTGTTTCCAGGATCTTGTTTGTCCTAGATCGCCAGGGCTTGATTGATATGCCATTGAAAGTCAATGGCGTCCAAGTTAAAGTTGCTCCGATATCGCCGTTGGCGGAAGCGCCAAAGATGGAGGAAGTTAATCAACTTCTAAGCTTTATGCAGATCGCCAATGCAATGGGACCAATGGGTCAATCTTTCCTTAACATCGAGGAAAGTATATCATTTATTGCCGAGAAAATGGGTATTGATCAACGGGTACTAAATACCCCAGAGGAACAACAGGCTATGATGCAACAAATGCAACAAGCTATGATGCAAGAACAGCAACCTATGCCAACTGACCAAACAATAGCAGAGGTAATGCAATGAGTTCTCCAGACGGTTGGGAAGGTATAAGCCAAGCGTTTGTTGAGCCGCCAAAAGCGGACGACCTTGATATTCTTTATGGAAGGGTCTTTAAATCTGAGGAAGGTCAAAAGGTGTTACATCACCTACGACAGATAACTATTGAACAACCTTCTTGGTATCCAGGTGAAGATGCAAGTCATGGTTTTGTTAGAACCGGTATGGCTGAATTGGTACGCCTGATTGAAAAGCGGGTTGATAGGAGTAACAATGTCTGAACAAGCTGAAGTAATCGAAACATCTGAAGATGCGCCCCTGGTTAATTTTCAAAAGCCAGAGGAACAACATCAAGAACAAGAACAGCCATTTCAATTACGGCCAGAAGAAAATGAAGAAGTTGAAATTGACAATGAGCCTATCGAGCGTCCTGATTTTTATCCAGAAAAGTTTTGGGATGATGATGGACCTGATGTTGAAAAGTTGGCAAAAAGTTATGCTGAACTTGAAAAGGCATTTAAGCAAGGCAAACACAAAGCGCCAGATGGTGATTATGAAATTAAAAATCTGGTGGATAATGGCCTCGACCCGGAGGATCCGACCTTCCAGGTATATAATGATTGGGCGCAAAAATACGGTATATCGCAACAAGCCTTTGAAGAGTTGGCCGGTGATATTCTTGGGGCATCAATGGAAGCGGCTGAATTTGCTGACTATGATCGTAAGCAAGAAATGGATAAGCTCGGTGAGCGCGGTCAAGAAAAAATTGCATATCTCGAGCGACACATAACTAAAGCAGCACTAACTAATTCAGAGCGTGAAGCTTTAGCATATAGTCTTAATAATGCTGACGCTATCAATGCAATGACCAAGTTTATTCAGGGTTATACGAATGAAGGCATACCGACAACGCCGGTTGTGGATAGCCCGGAGATGACCAGAGAAGATCTTGCTCAAGCAATTTCAGATCCTCGATGGCAGACAGACGCAGTCTGGCGAACAAAGATTGAAAAACAATGGGCGGCAGCAAATAGCTAGATTTTGTTGCAATCACCACATTTTGCGTGTATAGGCAGATTAAGGGCTAACCGTTGCGCGGCCCCTTGATGCGGTAAACCGCTGGATGGCGCGACCATTTTCGCGCAAGCGACTGCCCGAATTACATCGGCTAACAGTAAGCGTTTTGAGTTGAAACCTAATAGGAGGCTTCTGCTATGGCGCAGAGTATTACTAATGCCTTTGTAACGCTTTTCGATGAGGAAGTTAAACAGGCATACCAAGGCGAAGCATTGCTTCGCGGCACAATGCGGACACGCACAGGTGTCCAGGGTAACACAGTAAAGTTCCCAAAAATCGGTAAAGGTGTTGCAACAGTTCGTGTTCCACAAACTGACGTAACTCCATTGAACGTAACCTATAGCCAGGTTACTGCCACAATGTCTGATTATATCGCAGCTGAATATTCAGATATTTTCCATCAATCACACGTCAACTTTGATGAGCGCCGTGAATTGGTACAAGTTGTTTCAAAGGCGATTGCTCGTCGTATGGATCAGCTTTGCATCGATGCACTTGATGCGGCATCTTCGCCATCAACTGTTGCAACATCTGTTGGTGGTGCGGCTTCAAACATGAACATTGAAAAACTTCGTGCAGCTGCAAAAGCACTGAACGATAAGAATGTTCCAGCTGAAGGTCGTCATTTGCTGATGCACTCTTCACAGCTTGACGCAATGCTAGGTGAAACTGAAATCACATCAAGTGATTTTGCTACCGTCAAAGCGTTGGTTCGTGGAGAAGTTACATCATTCATGGGCTTCAACATTATCACAATGGGTGATCGTGATGAAGGCGGTGTTCCTAAGCCATCAACCCGCACATGCTTTGCTTGGCATCAAGATAGCATGGGTTATGCCGAAAGCATCTCTCAGAAGTCAGAAGTAAACTACATCCCAGAGAAAACATCGTTCCTTGTAAGTTCTATGTTCTCAGCGGGTGCGGTTGCAATTGACGATGAGGGCATCGTTAAAATCAGCTGTACTGAATAAGGAGACTGATACATGGCTTTTTCTAGCACTGGTTTTGGAACCGGGGGTCCATCTAAAAAAGGTAATGCCCCTTGCATCTATACATATCAAACCGCTGACACGATAGCGACTGTAAATACAGAGGGCTATTTCAATGATCTGTCAGATACTCTGGCGGTTGGCGATTTGATTTATGTTGTGTCATCTACTGGCGGCACTCGCGTAAGCACACTTACGCAAGTTCTGTCCAATACTGGCGGTGTTGTTGACGTTGCAG